TTAATATAATTTATAGGAATAAATAAAAGTTCTTTTTCAATTTCAAAAACTAATCCTAATTTTATATAATCTTCATTTATTACAATATATTTTATATAATCTTCTATTTTTAAAATTTCGTTAGTATTTATTATAATATTATTAGTATAATCAATATTATGATATAATGAATTCATTAATAATGTATTATAACTATTATTATTATATTTTAATAAACATTTATTAAATAAATTATTTAAATTTGTAAATGAACCATCATTTTTAATATTAAATAAAATATCATATATAAAATTTGACCCCGAATGACGAGGTATTGTTAATGGTTGATATGTATTTTCAAATTTAAAAATAAAACAAGTTTTTCTTTCTTTATCAAATTCATAAATTTTATAGTTATTTACTAATGGACATTTTATACTAAATTTTAAAGTATTTTTATATTCTAAATCAAAAATTATAATATTTATATTAAAAATAATAGAACATAAATTCCATATAAAATAAAGGTCCATATTTTCAAATGTTTCTTCTATATATTCTTTCATTTTATTTCTTATTTTATCTAGTGAAGTATTTAAATTAAAATTTTTAATTTTATTTTCATTATTAGGTAATTTAACAGCATTAAGTAAAATTTTTAATGTATCATTTTTATAAAATACATTATTATTTAATTTAATTAAAGCAGTTTCATTTAATATATTAGAATCATATATACAATCAATTAATGCTTGTTTTATTTTAAGAATTGAAATATTTTTTGTATTATTTAATTCAAATTTATTTTCAATTGTTTTTGGTAATTTATTAGAAGAAAGTTTATTTATAATTATTATAGAATGAAGTAAATTATGTATTCTTGTATTTTTACGTATTCCAAAACGATATGGTTGTTTTGATTTTATAATAGAAGATGAATTATAATAATTATTTTCATCTAATTCTAATGATAAAAAGGAACATATATTTTTATATATAATTTTAGGAACTACTGCTATTTTAAATTTATTTAATTGAAAAGTATTTTCATCAATAATAGTAGAAGTAATTTCTATTTTTTTATTATTAGTTAAATCTTTAAAATCACTTGGAGCACCTTTTTGTGCTTTAATTTCAGTATAAAAACATAATATACTATTTATTTTCATTCTTGGATCTCTTCCCCATAATGTACCAGATTTTCCTAATTGTGGTAAATCTATGAAAAAATTATCACCATATTTTTTTTCATCATAATAATATTTACTAGGTAAATGTAAATCTATATTTATAAATTTATCATATTTTTTATTAAAATTATTTTTAGTACAAATACCTAATTTATAAATTTTATTTATATTTGTTATTGAATCAGCATTTTCTTGATTAAAATCTGTTAATGGAAAATTTATTATAAATTCAAACTCATTATCATCACTATCAATATAATTTTCTAATGAAATTAAACTGTTATTTTCAACATTTTTAATTTCAAAATAAATATCTTCATTTTTTTTTAAATCATTAAAAGTTTCTATAGGAATTATATCTTCATTTTCTGTAAATAATAATATAAATTTTTTATTTGATTTTACATTAAATTTATATTGTCTTCCCATATATATTTTTAGTGATGATTTGAAATTTTCATCTATATTTTTATTTATAGTATCTGGATGTAAATCAAAATTTTCAATAAATGGTTTTTTAAATTCATATTCTATTTTTTCTTTTTTTTTAAATTTTTTATCTTTTTTTATCTCAATTTTATTATTTAATTCTTTTTCTAATATTATTTTTATAGTTCTTCCTGGAACAACAGATGGTCTTCGATTTTTTAAACATATTTTTTTAGCATTTTGATCATAATTTTCCATAATATTTTCCCATAAATTATCTTCTATAGTATTATATTGTGATAAATATTGATTTATTGAATCAAATTGTTCCATATCATCTTCATTATCAGAACTACTAAAATTATCATTATCCATATATTCATCTGAATCTGAATCATATTCAAAAGAATCGTAATCTTCTGTTTCATCTACATTTACAATTTTTAAAAAATAAGAATATATACTAAAAACATAATATGAGTTTTTAAAATTATCATTTATAGAATGTAATAAATTATATTTATTATAAATGTTATTATATATATTATATATATTATTATCATTTATCATATAAGGACTCATTTTTGGATATTCTAATCGTGTTGTACTATTTAATTTAAATAATGTATTAAAATTTAGAGAATAAAATTTATACATATCAAATAATTTACATATATTATGTATATCATTAAATGAATATATATTATATAATTCAATAAAAATTATATTACCTGAAATACGTAAATCAATTAAACATTTTTGATTTGTATTTTTTTTTATATTTTCACATTCATATGTTTTAGTAGATTGTTTTATATATTCAATTAAATCTCTAATTTCTTCATTATTATCTTTTATTTCTATTTTTGATTTTAAAAATCCTTCTTTAAAATTATTAGTTAAAAATCTATCATAACCTTCTTCATCACTAAGACCTGTGGAACTACATTTAAATGAACGAATTACATCTTTTTCATTAAACGATACTATATTTTTAAAATATTTTTCAATATAATTATATGAATCATAATTATATGATTTTTTATAATATAATTGTATTTTATCAACTCCCACAAATGTAAATTCATTTTCATTTATAGATGATAATTCTAATAATATTTTTGGTTTAGTTTTACCTAATTCTATTGTTTCTTCATTAGGATCGATTTTTGTAATTATATTTGTTTTTTTTTTTCCTTTTTCATCTAAATAATTTACAGATAAATTATTTATTTGTATATCAAAAAAAGTATTAAATATAGAAATAAAATTTAAAAATTTATTCATTTCATTTCTACTATTATTAATATTAATTTCTAATATAAATTTATTTGATTTATATTCTAAATCATTATTTAATTTAATAGAATTAGTATCATTAAGATAATAAAATTCATCTTTTGTTATATTTTCTTTATCTAAAATTTTTATATTTAATAAATTTAATATATTATTAATATTTTCTACTATATGATCTATTGTAATTATTTCAGTATTTTTATTAAATTTAATATAAAAATATCTATTATCTACTAAATAAACATCTATAAAATGATCTGTTTTTTTTCCATTTTTTTTTAAATATATTTTATATAAAACATAATCTCTATAAGAAGATTTAGGAATATTATCTATAATATCATTTAATTTAGATTGACTTAAAAATGGCATTTTATTTTTTTTTTTTAAAACTTTATATGTTTTTGAATTTTTTCTATTTTTTTTTTCAGATAATATACATAATGGCATTGATTCATTTAATTCAATTGAATTATATTTAGATATAAAATCTATATTTTCATAATTATGTATTTCTAAGTTTAAATATTGAATATTATATAATTTTTCTTCAAAATCTCTTTTTTCTGAATAACTTCCTAATTTCATTCTATTTTCAGTATTTTTTATATAAATATTTTCTAAAAATTCTTTTGTATTTATATCACCTTCTAAATATTTAGGTATAGATATATAATTATTTTTAATAAAATCTAAATCTTCAACAATATAAAAATTATATTCTAATATTGAATTTTTAATTATTTTTTCTTCATTTATATTTATATTATAATAACTATTTATAGTTTTATTAAATTCATTTTCTATTACTTTATTTAAATTATTTACAATTTCATTTTTACCAATATAATATTTAAAAAAATTTTCAGAATTTCTATCATAATATCCTATTACCATTTCACTAGAATTTATATCAACTAATTTTGATAAATCTATATTATTTATAGTAATATTATTATAATCAGTAATATCAATTAAATTCTCTCTATTATAAAATTTATTTATTTTTCCTAATTTTTCATTTAATTTTTCTATTGAACATGTATCTTTAGTAAAAATATTTAAATAAATATATTCTTTTAATTTAGAAATATCATTATAATATGTCCATTGTCCTGTTAAATATCCTGATATATCTTCAAATTTTTTTTCATTAAAATCTTCTATATGATTTATTAGTCCTATTTTAATTTTATTAATAACTTCTATTATTGTATCATCATCATATATATACATATTCATACATTTATCATTTACATTATCTGATTTCATTTCTTCTTCTAAACAAAAATTAAGTACAATATTTTCATTTGGAATATTTATTTTATAGATAGGATATGACATAAATTATATATATATATAATATTATTTAAATTTAATATAATTAAATTGATTATTATTATTTAAAAATAGTATATATATATTTAATTATGTCTAATACAGAACAATGGCTTACAAAATATGATACTATTTGGAATGAAATAAATAAAAAATCTCTTTTTCTAGCATATTTAGATACTTTAAAAAATTCTGATATGTGTGTTTCTTCATTTATTGAATATGGTAATAAAATTAAAAAATTTCTTAAAATATATAATTGGAAAGTAGAAATTATTGATTCTGAAAGTATTAAAAATTATTTATATGTACTTTTAGCTTGTGTTGTGTCTTTTAGTAATCATAAACATAAAAAAAATATGGATCAAATATATAAACAATCACGAGAATTATTTGAAAAAAAAAATAATGATTATGGTGATGCTTTTATGGATTATATCACTATTGGTATTTTAGTTCGTTTAGGTGATAAAATTAAAAGAACTGAAAATTTATGGCAAAAAAAAAATCCTAATTTTGAATCTATTGATGATAGTTTATTTGATTCATTTAATTATATTATTTTAGCATTAATATTAATTTAAGAAGTATCCGTAATAAATCCATTTTTCTCACATTCAGTAAAATTTAAAAATAGTTCTCTTTTAAGAATAGCATCAATATCTTTTTTTTTCATAGAAGTAGTTTCACTATATAGATTTCTTACAATTTTCATAATTTCTGTTGTATTTTTAACTTCATCCTTCAAATCTTCAAATTTTCCCCAAAATGAAGTTGATACTTGATGAATTAGTACTGTAGCATTTGGAGACATAAAACGTTTTGCTCCTGCTAAAAACATAAATGTTGCTGCACTAGCAATATTTCCATCAATATATGTATATACTGGAACAGGATTTTGTCTAATAAAATCATAAATCGATAATCCCATAAATGCGTCTCCTCCAGGAGAATAAATATGTAGATCAATATGTGGTTCAAATCCATATTTACTACCTTGAAGTTGAAGTTCATATGTTAGTGTTTGAATTTGTTTAATTAGTTCAAGAATTGTTTCTTTATCAATTTCTTCATAAAAATAAATCTTATTTCCTGTTCTATTAATAACTAGTTTTCCTCCTCCAAGTTGTCCTAGAATATCTAGAGCACTTCCATCTTCATCTTCATCTTTATCCGAAACATTATTGAATTTTCTTTTCTTATACGTAATATTCATTTTTTGTGTGTTGTTATTTAAAATTAAAAAAAAATCAATTTTGAAAAATCTTTATTTTTTAATATTTTTTTTATTGATATAAAACATCCGTTACTTCTTCACTTGATTTTGCTGTTTCTGCAATAGTATTAAATTCTTCAGCACCACTTTTTTTACATAATGAATATGCTTTAGTCATTTGAATTATATTATCATAATTATTTGAACACCATGTTTTTGTATCATCCATAAATTTATTTATATCCATTCCCTCTTCTCCACCTTTTTGTAAATTATTACAATTTTTTTTATATATTAATACTAAAAATAATACAATATTTAATAATATTAATATCCATAATTTGCTCATCTTATATTATATATAATTTAAAAAAAAAAATATATATTTTTATTTAAATAAATTAAACAATCTAAATATATTACATATTCTACATCCATTTTTTTTAGTTTTTATATTTCTATCTAACATTTCCTTATATTTATTATTATTATTATTCATAATTATATAATTTTATTCTACTATTTTTAAATATATTTATATATTTTAAAATTCACTTTCTGCCCATAAAAACTTCAATTTGTTCCTTACTTAATTTCTTTTTTGATTTTTCTACTTTTTTTATCTTCTATTTTATCTTCTACTACTTTATCTTCTACTACTTTATCTTCTACTACTTTATCTTCTACTTTATCTTCATTTATTGAATGTAATAAATTTTTTGAACCATGAAATATACCTAAAACTCTTTGTCTATCTTCCTCTTCATTTATATCATAAATATTATAAATTTTATTAATCATATTTTTTTTACATAAATTTTGTGCCTCAGGGCATTCACAAAAATTTGTTTTCCAACAATCACTCATTCCCTCACAATATTCTCTATCTGATTTACCAGGACACACTACCCTACTATTTTTTTCTGATTTTTCTATCATAGTTTCTTCTGCCATAGGTTCATTTTCCATAGGTTCATTTTCCATAGGTTCATTTACCATAGGTTCATTTACCATAGTTTCATTTTCCATAGGTTCATTTAACATAGGTTCATTTACCATAGGTTCATTTAACATAGTTTCATTTAACATAGTTTCATTTACCATAGGTTCATTTTCCATAGGTTCATTTTCTATTATATTTTGTTCTGTAATATTATTTTTAATATCATAAGCTTTTTTTATAGAAAAAAATGTATTTTCACGTTCTGATAAATCTTTTTCCATTACACTATTATAATCACTTTCTAAAGTTTTTAATTTAAATGCTTCATCAGCCCAATATGTACCATTTTTAATTCTATTATACATAGATTTACTTTTTTTATTATCTAAAAATAATTGATAGTTTGAAAATTCAGAATGTATTTTAGGCATATCTTCAAGCTCTTTTTGTATTTTTTTTTCTTGTATAACATTTTCTAAATCTGTAATAGATAATTCATCTATATTATTTAATAAATTTTTTTTTTCTTCGTGTTCATCACCACCTTTCATAACATTTTTTCTACATAAAAAATAAATTATAAATAAACCAAAAATAAAAATAAGAAGTTTTTTATCCATTTATAATAAATAATATATATTTTTTTTAATTTATTGTTTAATTGTTGTATTATATGAATTACATTCTAAACATTTTATATAATCAAAATGAAAATCAGATTTACTATGTTTTTTACAATCATAACATAATATATTTACTTTTTTTTTATATTCTTCTGGTATTGGATTTAACAATAAATATTCATCTATTTTGTGCCATTGTTCTGTCATATCACATAATGAAACTAAACATAAAGGACATTTATAATTATTTTTAGAATATTCTTGTAAACATTCTAAATGTATATAATGACCACATTTCATAAAAGTAATTTGTTTTACACTATAAAATATAGATTCCATACATATAGGACAATTACTTTCAACACTTTTATTTATACAATTATGAGTATCAAATATATTAATACTAATACATCCATTACATTTATCACAATGTTTAAACAATTCTTTTTTACCTTTTCTACATATATTACATTTTTCACAATGATATATTTCAGTATTTTCATTTTCATATAAATGACATATATCACAATAATAAACACCAAATTTTATTTTACAATTTATACATTCATTAGATACATCTTGTTCTGTTTTACATTTTTTACATTGAATTTTATTAACATTATAACGATCAAAATTATGAGTAGTTACTATATTATCATGACATATACGACATGAAAAATAATCCATACATATATTACAATATAAATTACAATTATTATTATAATGAGTACATTCTATATTTTTATTAATTTCTTCTTCTATATTACAATTTTGACAATATAATGCTTGTATTTTTTTATTTTTTTCTTCAATTGATAAATCTAATTTATTAATTTTCTTAATTTCTTCTTGAATTATTTTATCCATTTTATATAATATATTTTTAATTATAAATTGATTAATTATACATTATATATAATAATTATGTATTCTAAAAAAGAAATAAATATTTGGTATAAAAAAATATTAAATAACCATTTTTCATTTCCATATGATTTATCAGAAAAAATAATTTTAATTCTAAATAAAGAATCTATTCAATGGGAAATACTAAAAATAAATATACTAAAAAATTTAAAAATAAATTTATTTCATAATTTATTATATTTTCGTAAAAATCCACAATATATTTATTATAAAAATAACAATGATTATTATTATTATAAAATAAGTCAAAATACTAGATTAAAAACAATTATTTGTAAAAAAAATTATATAAAATTAAAATGGAATAATCCTATTGTTTGTTGGTGGGGTGAAAATGATATTATAGATGATTGGGATTTTCTAAATTCTATAGAATAATAAATATTATATATATATATATATATATATATGCTTGAATTAGATAATAATGATTATTTATTTAAGGGTATTTTTTTATTTATATTTGTAATATCGGGAAATTATTTAGGGCAATTATTAGGATGTAGATTAATATATTTATTAAATGAAAATATTATTACTAAACATATATTAGGTTTTATAACATTATTTTTAACATTAGCATTTACAATAGATATAAATACATCATTAGTTAAATTATTTAATATTTCTTGTATTTTATATATACTTTTTATATTAAGTTCTAAAACAACAAAATATATTAATTATTTATTAATATTTATATTTTTAATAAGTTTTATAATTCAATTATATAAAGATAGATTAAAAAAAAAGAAAATAATAAATAAAATAAATAAAAATGAGAAACAACATTTAGAATATATAGAAAAATATAATAATTATATTGTTAAAATAATAATAGGATTATTAATAATTGGTCTATTAATTTATATAGGAGAACAAAAACGTTCATATAAAGAAAATTTTAATTATTATACATTTTTTGTAGGTGAAGTAAATTGTAATGAAGGAACAGAAAATATAAATAATTTAAATGAATATTGGAATTCATTAAAATATACATTTAATATTTAGAATAATAATTAAAATAATATATAAAATATAATGGATATTTCACAAAATTTTAATATTTTAGAAGTGGATACCTTAAAAACAAATAAATTAGATTATTATTGTAGTAATAATATATTAAATATTACCACAAATAATGCTAATACAATTCAATTAAATGAAACATATTCTGATTATTTATTAATAACTAAAGATTATAATATGGATATTAATATAGAATTAACTAGTCAAAAAATAGGTACAAAATATAGAATATTAATAACAAATAAACAAAAAAGTTTACGTATAAATTGTAGATATATAAATGATAAATTTAAAGGTTCTTGTAAAATAAATAATAATAGTAATTTAATTAATAATGAATTATTAAAAAATAATTTAAGTAAAAAAATAATAAATATAAATGATGGTATATATAATGATATTATATTTATTCCTGAAGCTTCATTAGGTTTATATAATGGTGGTTATATAGATTTAGTTTATATTGGTAATAATAGTAATATACCTAAAGGAACAGAAGTAGGTTATTGGTGTGTATCAGGAAATATAATAGGAGATATAAAAATTCCAAAAACTATAGTAGCAAATGGAACAATACAAATGATTTTGAGATTATATTTATTAAATAATGGAAATAAAAAAAAAATAATATGTGCTACTACAAAACATCCAACAACAAATGAAATTTATTTTAATAATGTAGAAAATAGTAATATTTCATTATTTTTGAATTCATATTATAAAATTGAATTAATAGATATTGAAACATCTAAAATAATATATAAGTCCGATACATATGATTCATCAAATCCAGATCATTTATATGATATTAAAATTAATAAACATTTATATTTAGGGACAATAGGTAATGGTTTTATTTCTTTAAAAAATCAAAATACAAATGATAATACAAAAAATACGTTATCATTTATAAATGGTTTTAATCAAAATACAGGAGATACATTAAATTATAATATTAAAACAATATATAATACAACAATAACAGATTATAAAAAATTAAATGTAATTCAATATAAAATAGAAAAATTAGGTAATGAAGTAGTAACTGGTTTTTTTAATATAATTGATATTCAATCATATAATAATAAAGCAGAAGCTACAATATCATTACCAAATTTAATAATTGGTAGATATAATATATTTACAGACACAGAAAATAAAATAGGTGTAGGGACTATATATAATATGTATTAATTTATAAAAAATATTTTTTATAAAATAATTAATTGAGAATTATTTATACTTAAATAATTTATAATATAAATTATATAATTAATAATGGTAGATATAGGTTTTTATATTGATATAAATAATACAAATAAATTAACAAATATTTCTACAAATGAATTAAATAAACTTCAATGTATAATAAAAAATGATAATGAAAATACAATAGAATTATATAGTGATATAAATTATAATTTTTGTTTTCCAAATAATGATACTCAAATAGTAAATGGTATTGTATATGGGAATTATTATTTTACAATATTTGAAAATCATATATATAATTTAGATACAACAACAAAAACAGGTATAACATATCCATATGGATTAAATAAAATAACAATTCAAACAGATAATATATTAAAAACAACACAAAAATTTAAATTAAAAGATAAAACAAAAAAATATACTTGGTCAATATATAAATTTAATGAAACAAAAGTAATTTATGAAAAATATTTAAGTGGAAAATTAGTTATATTAGATCCATTAATTAATATTAAATTAACTTCAAATGGACAAAGTATAATTCATGATCAAAATAATTTATTATTATATGAAGAAACAAAAGATTATATATATATAGATATAAATCAAAATTTTGAATCAAATAAATTAGATATAATATTATATAATAATTATAATTATATATTTGAATTAAAATATAATGGAGTAGATAGTTATTTTGATATATATTTAAATGAATATGAAGAATATAATAAAATAAATGAAATCCAAGAAATAAATAAAATAAGTAAATTATATGTAAAAAATATTTCAGATACAAAAAAAAACAAATTTATTTGGAATATTAAAGATTCAAATAGTGTATTAAGATCAGGTAATATTATATTTAAAAATTTAGATAAAAATATAAGTAATGATGAAATTTTATTTGATACTAAATTTAAAAATATAGATATTAGTTATAAATTAATTTATAATAATTTTTTATATAATGAGAATTTAAATATATTTAAATTAAATGATTCAATTAATTATTTATTAATAAATTATTCAAATAAATTATTATTAATAAATAATACAAATAAAAATATATCAATAATATTACCTTCAAAAAATATATATATAGGTTTATCTTATACTATTATTTTAAATATTGATATAAATATTTTAAATATTTCTTGTGAAGATAGTATAGAAACATTAGATAATTATGATAGAATAAAAGGCAGTTTATTTATATCAAATAGTAATAATTTATATTGTAAAACAGTATCTTCAAATACAGAAATATTAGATAGTTCTAATATACAAACAGATTTATCTGAAAATATTATAATAAAAAAAATGGCATTAAATAATGGACAAAATTATAATGGTGGATTATTTAAATATGGAAAAATTAAAATAAATTGTATAGAAAAAGTAAATAATAAATATATATGGAATATTGAGGGGGAATTATTAGGTAATTCTGTTGAATTTATTAATACTTATTTATATAATCCATTTATATAATCCATTTATATAAAACTTTTTTTTTGATAAAACTTTTTCTTAAAAAGTTTATTTAAATAAATCCGACACTAGCTTGTCCAGAGACAATTTTTAAAATATTATAATTATAAGCAAAAATTTTAATAATTCCATTAGTAGCACAACCGGATTCTATTAATGTATTTGTATCATTATTTTTAAAATGGAAAGTAAATAATGCTGTATTTAAATCGGAAAAATTAATAGCACCAGAAGGTTGAAATTGATTAGGATTTAAACTAAAGGAATAAGAATAAATATATTTATTTCTATTTAAATTATGATATAAACTAGATTGTAAAATTCTATAATAATGTGCTTTTTCTTCTTCTAATAAAGTCATACTATTTAATTTAATTGTTAATGTATCAAAAGTATCTTTATAATTAGAATAATAGCTAGTATATTTAGTAATATTATTACAATCATTTTGTAAATTAATATCAATATTTGTATTATCAACAGAAATAATCCAAATTAATTCTTTAATAGGATTTCTAAAATTTAGCAATATATCTTTTTTTTTTTCAAAACGAGTAAATACATCATCTCCATTATATTGTACTTGTTCAATTAAATATTCATGTGGTTTAGTTGAGAAAAATTGTAATTCTTTTTCATCTAAATAAATACATTCTGTAATTAATTTACAATCAAATTGAGAATCTGATTTAATAGTAATATCACCTAATTTATAATAATTATCTGTTTTAACAACTTGATTTAAATTTCTAAATTCGATATCTATACTAATATCACTATTATTTAATGCTATTAATGGTAAAGCTGAACCTGTATTTTTAGAAAACCAAAAGGGTAATCTAATATAACAATGACGTTTTTCTAAAGGTATAGAAGTTCCAATATTTCTTATACTATAATCACTATTATATTGTAAAAGTAAATCATTATCATCGATACCATTTATATTATTATATATATCAATAGATTCACCATATAATTTATCAATAATTTGATCATTAATTTTAAATGAAATATTATCGATAATATTACAACCAATATTATTTGTATATCCATACCAAGAAGAGGAAGTTGGTTTATTTAAATCAGGTAATGTAATATCTAAATAAATATTTTTTAATAAATCACCAGATTTACTTAAAATACTATTAATAGTATTTCCAAAATTAGGAGTTCCATTTATTTGTTGTTCTATTTTTGTAATATAAAAATTAGAATAGGATTTAAATAACGATTTAAAAAAAGTTATTTGTGGATTTCCAGTTAAAAATGGTGTAGAATCAGCATTTGATACTAATTGTATTATTCCACTTGTCATTTAATATTTAAATAGAAAAAATATTTAAATCTAATACTTAAAAAATTTTAAATAATATATTATATATTAATAATATTATGGAGGTATTAAAAGATGGAAGATTTAACCTTATAGAAACAGATAATTTAATTGTAAAAAAAATAAATAGTTATACTATTTCAGTAGATACAATTTTAACAGAATTATCTTCCGGAACATTATATTTATTAGATAGTACAAATAAAAATATTTTAATAACATTACCACCTATAAAAAATGGTATAAATTATGAATTTATTTTTAATACTACAAGTACAAATTCAATTACTTTTAGGACAAGTCAAATTCCATTGGATAATTCAAAATTTATAGGAACCGATTGGATATATTTAAAAAGAACAGATATAACAATAGATTATTCAGCATTATTAGGTTCTTCATTAACTTTTAAATCATGTCAAAAAGGAGAATATATAAAATTTTATTGTGATGGAAATAATTATTATATTATAGAAAAAAATGATACTAATAACAATATTAATAATATTATAACAAATTATCCAAATTTATCTGAATTTAATTATATTGTAAATATAAATAATACAACTAATGGATTTAAATATAATATTATTAATGAATTAACAAATGAACCAATAGATTCTATATTAATGAATACTAAATATAATTTTAAATTTAATACATTAAGTTCGGAATATAATACGATTACAAATATAACAACAACACAAAAATATAATTTATATTCTTATATTGATTATTATAACGAAATAAAATATAATTTTGATACACCAGAAAGTAATATAAAATATGTTTATAAATATCCTGTATTTAATTTTAAATTAAAAGATACATTAAATAATGAATATAATAGTTTAGATTTATTTAATACAACAGCTGAACCGGGTTATTTTTTAAATTTAAATAATAATAGTATTAAATATCCTGGTTATTTATATTCATCATCTATTAATAAAGATATAGATGGAGGTCAAATATTATCAAAAACATCTATTTTAAATATTGATTATAATAAACTTACAGATAATATTATTATTTATAATGAATTTAATTCAGTTATTTATAATCATAATCATGATCGTTATTTTATATTAGCAAATAGAGATATTGAATATAGTATTAATTATATTAATAAAACTTATTTATCTAATACAATTAGTTATTTATGTGATGTAACTAAAAATTCAAATGTATTAATAGATAATATTAGTAATACAAAAGTAAAATTTATTTTCACTAGTAATGCAGATGTAAAAGAAAATTTTATTATAAATACAATTGATCAAATTTCAACATTACCAAATGAATTACCTACAAAATTATATTATTTATATATTAAATGTACAATAAATAATGTAAATAAAGTATTTAAAATTCCTATATTACTTTTAGATCAATTTATACTTCAACCTAAACAAAATTCATATATAACAATTCAAGATAAATCTTATAATAAATTACCAATAAGTAATAATATTATTCATTATGATTATAAATTTAATATTGTTTCAAATGATTCTTTAACCGAATTAGATAATTTAGATTTAATATTTTTAAATACAAAACAAAGTGCTTCAACAATAGAAGAAAATATATTTAAATTAATGACAACAAATTTATTAATAAAAGTAAAAAAAGCGGATGTAAATGATTATTTATTAAAATTTATGTCAACAGGTACTTCTACTGAATATTATACTACAACATTTTCAACTGTAGGTATATTTAAATTAGTATCTTTAAATATAGATTATAAAACTACTAATGGAATTAATATTAGTTATTATAGTAATTTTAATAATATTATTGGTGGTAATTTTAAATTAAATCAGTTTATTGTAGATGATAATTATTCAGGAAAAACAATATTATTAAATTTAGAAAAAAATATTTCAATAAATTTTAAAAATAATAAGGAAGGAAATTTTTATGAATTTATTGTAAATAATGATAATGTTATTGATACAAATATATATAAATTAATTAAAAACAAAAATATATCTTCTGTAGATGAATATTATTTTATAAAAAATAATGATACAAATACTTTATTAAAAAATATTGATTTATATACTTCTAATAAATATGAAATACAAATAGATACTAGTATATCGCTTTTAGAAATTACACGTAATATAGATAAATTAAATGATTTAATTCAATTTTCAGATATTAAAGATGGTTTACTTAATTTTAGAAAAACACAAAATTATAATTTTATTTCAAAAAAAATTAATAGTGATAATTCTGTAAGTTTAATTATTGATTTAGAACAAACAGAAACACCTACTAAAATATATTATTATAATAAAAATACACGTAATATTGGTGGTATTATAAATATATTATCATTAGATAATAGATTAAATAATGTAATTTTTAATAGTTTATATCCATTTACAACAGAATATAAATATTATATAAATAATATTTCTTATGAAAAAACAGTTTTAGAAGGAGTATCAAATTATATTTTAACTTTAAAAAAATTAAAAAATGGTGATTCATTACGTATTTATTTTAATAATAATACAAATATTATACGTGATTTTAAATTTAATGATAATGATGATAGTATAATTAAATATCCTGATAATATTCTTTCTAATAATAATTTAACCACAAAAATAGTTAAAAATACTACTACAAATAAATATGATATTGTATTATATGATGTTCAATCAAATGCTATTGATAATTCAAATACTTCATTTAAATTTATAAAAAATCAAAAATATACAATAGAACAAAAAGATATTTCAAACTATAATCTTGATAATAATAGTATTACAAATTATTATTTGAAATTAAATTACATTAATAATAAATTAACTTATTTATATTATACTGATTCTACATTTAATACACAAACAAATATACAATTATATAGAGGTTTAAAATATAATTTTAAACAATATCATCGTAGTAATTATAATCCTGATATTGATATAGATTTAAATAGAATTTTTAAAATAACTTATAATAAAACTCCTAATGGTACTAATGTTTTTTATATAAATGGAATGGAAAAATATGTACCTAAAATTTTATTAGATACTATATATTATTTTGATATTTCAGATGTATTAGAATATAATTTTAAATTATCATTATTTGAAGATGGTTTAAATAATAATACAATTACTGAATATATAAGTAATGAATTAACATATAAATCTGATTCAAATGATAATATTCATTTAATAAAACTTAAATTATTAGAAACAAGTACACTTACTAAATTATATTATTATTCTGTAACAAATAGAAATATTGGTAGTTCAATAGATATTTTAAATTCATCTGTTAATTATTTATTATCAATAAAAGAAACAAAATTAATAAATTCAACTTTAACTGTTGACGATTATTATTTTAATAAAATGAAACCTAAATATGAAGTTAGTTTTAAAGATAATATTACACAAGAAGAAAAAAAACATATTTTATTTTATAAAGATTTACAAATTCAAAACTTAAAATTTAAATTAAATTTTGATAAATCAATTACAAGTAAAGAATATACATCTACATTATCTGATATTATATCTACAGAAACAATAACTATTTATGTAAAAGAAATATTAAATGAAAATTATCCAAAATTATCTTATTTTGAATTTTATTCAAATGCTAATTTAGCTAATACAACTAAAATACAATTACCTTTAACATTATTACAAAATAAAAAATATAAATTTTTACAAGTTAATTATAAAACATCTACATTTAAATTTTTTATATTTATTAATGAATATACAAAAAACTATGTTACTGATACTGATGGTGTAATTAATTCAGATCGTTTTGATAGTAATATTTTAACTTATATAACAAATGAAGGATTTATTCTTAATACTACTAATTTTATGAATTCATTTTTATATTATTCTGGTATTCATTATTCTTCACCTAATTTATATACTGGTTCTATAACAGGATTAACAAATTATGATACATTATTAACAAATTATAAAATGTTACTTATTACTGAAAAAAGTATATTTTTATCAGATGATTATGATAAAGAAAATGAACGTATAAATATTTCAGGAAATTTAGAAGATACTTTTTATCAATTAACACAAACAAATATTGGTTTAAAAAATTTATTTCAAAATGATATATCACATTTTTATCTTAAAAATAAATATTTAACTACTGATAAATCATATCAATTTAATATTACTTTACCAAATTATATTTTATCTTATAAAAATGATTCTGAAATATTTATATCTTCTATATCAGGTTCTAAATATGATAATTATAATTCAAATTTTAATAGAAATATAAATATTCTTAAAAATATTCAATATAGATTTACATATACAGATGGTTTTAATAGTAATTATACAATAAAAATACCATCTACTAATAATACTCTTGTAAATATTGATAATATTAAAAGTACTGAATCTAATAAAAAATATGATTATTTACTTATTAAAAATGCTACAACTACAACATATACAAATAATTCTACTACAAATTTTAAATTAACCGATATTGAAGATGTGTTTACATTAAAAACTTTTAATGGAACTACATTACCTACAAATTATTTTACTATACATTATAAACCAAATACTGGTAGTAATGATAATTCATTTGTTCCTAATGTATATGAATATTTAGTAACTACACATCATAATTTATCTACTTTTATAATTGAAGGATTTACTTCTCATTCAAAATATGAAACAATTCAAATAAATTTAAATGATAGTATTACAAATACTACTAATTCATTAACTGTTACACCTGAACAAAATAAAATTCAATATATTAATATTATACTTACTGAAAAAAATACAACAAATTCAACTTATCCTAAAAATACATATATATATACTTTAAAAATATTAAAAGATAATGAAACTGAAAATATTGTAAATTATGGTAAATTAATTATAAATGATTTAGATAATAGTGAAAATAAAATATCAGATACTTATTTATCTAAACCTATACAATTTAATTTATCTGATACTGATAATACTTTACCTAACTCAGATTTATTAAATACATATACATTAGAATTATTACAAACTGAATATTTTTCAGGTGAAATATTTAAACAAACAACAAGTAAAACATTTGTATTTAATAATAATATTTTTAATAATGTTAAATCAGTAGATACAGTATTAGATAAAAATATTGTTTCTACTAATTTATATATTTCTGATTATAGAACTGTTATTATAGATGTTTCTAATAGTTCATTAATTGATGAAAATATTACATTTTATTTAGATGAAACTGCTAAAAATAAAGTATCAGAACATATTTTATATTCTGGTAATTGTGGTGAAAATAATAGTAAAATAATATTAAATATAAATCCTAATATTAATCCTATATTATTTTATTATAGTAATTGTTTATATGAAACTAAATTTAAATATAATATGAAAATTACTGAATTAAAAGATTTAGATTATTATGCTAATAGTAATGTTAAAACAAATAATATAAATATACAATTAGAAAAAATATATGGTGTTCTTGATATAAATATTATACCATTTTTAGAAAATACTGAAGATATTTATTATAATACATCATCAAATTATAATAATTTAAATTTTGATAAATGTCATTTTATATTATATAATTCAACTAAAATATATAAAGGAACTATTATCTCTAATAAAACAAAAAAAATAAATACTGATTTAAATTACAATTATATTATGAATCTTAAATTTGATGATACATTTAAATTATATGAAGATATTAATATTACTACTGATTATACACTTAAAATTTTCCAATTCAAAGGAGGTAAAATAATTACACCAAATTATTTACATTTTGATACTATAAATACTACTACTCAATTAAGTAGTATAAAAACAAATAATTCTATATTTAGTTCTACTACAAATTATTTATTAAATAATAAAATAATTTCTTCAAATACTATAGATAATAATTATTATTTAAATTTTACTAATTCTAATAATACTACTTATAATAATCAAGAAAAATATTATATATCATCTAATAATTCTGAAAAATATAAAACATCTTCAAATAATGATATTGTAAATAATAATAATAATTTAGTAAATAATATACTATTTAAATATGATACTTCAAATATATTTTCTATTTTAGATAATGATACTGGTAAAAATATATCAAATAAATTAACAACACGATTAAATAATTTAACAAATTTTGTAAATGTTACAAATACAAATATACAACAAATAAATACACCAAATGAATTTGAAATTATACCAAAATTATATAGAACAATTAAATTAGCAGGTGTTCAATATTATTCTGTAAAATTAAATGTAAATTCAATAGAAGATATAATATTAGTATTAAAACCATATCATTCATATACATTCAAAATTAATAATACATTTTTATCAAAAGATATTGATAAATATTATGTTATATCATCTATAAAATTAAGTATTGTTAATATTAATGATACTGAAATTTTATCTACTTCAGATACCTCAATTCCTTCTAGTTTAACAATAAATATACCATATACTTCTAATTTATATGATACAAATAATAAATTATATTTTAAATTAGAATGTGAATTCGCCCAACAAGATAATTTAGTAAATAAATTAAAACAAGGTTATTACTCAAGAACTAATAATGGTGACGCTTTTAAAGCAATAACAAATAAATTTGTAGAATATATACCAATTATTATAGATAAAAAATCAGTAATTAATAATACTATAGAATTCAAAAATAATACATATTATATAAATAAAAATATAAATAAACTAAATATATATAATAATTTTACCCATATTTTTGATATATCAAATGTTCCTACTTTTGATATAAATATTAATGATACTAATGGTAATTCTCCTTCTACAAATATATATAAATCAAAAAATACAAATAAAATATTAATATATTCAGATAAAACTATATATTCTGAAATTGTAGAAAATAAATATAAAATTGTTTCAAATAAAACAGATATATTAGTTTATTTAAATAATTCTGAATTAAATAATATTTCTATTAATGATGATAGTGAATATATTATATTTTTAAATAAAAAATATAACGGAAATGATAGTAGTAATGATTATATAAATTCTATTCAACAAGATTATAAATTACAATATATAGGACAAACAGGTTATAATGGAGAATTAATATTTAATATTAATAGTGTTAAGGATTTTAATATTAATACTTCAAATATAAATCAAAATTCTTTATTTATACAAAATACTACACATTTTAATAATAATGTAAATAGTCTTTCATTTAATATTTTATTATTTAATACAGAATTTTTTAATTTATTTGAACCTTTAAAATTACAATTACAATATCAAATAAATAATACTCAAAATTATATAGATTTACCTACAAATATTTTATCTTATTCTGATAATTATTTTCCAGGTAAAGAAAATTCAATAATTACATTTGAAATACCTAAAGATATAGATAATGATAATATTTTTAATGAAAATATTAAAATTACTGCTGTTGGATTATATTCTAATACAATTAATTCAAATATAACTAATTTAAATGTAAAGTCTGATATTTATACTTTACCCCAATATAATTCAACTATATTTTTAGATATTAAAAATAATACAATTATTAAATTACCATTACCTAATTATTCATTAGAATATAAATTTATTGTTGTAAATAGTAATATTGATCCTACTACAAATAAATCATATTTAGTTTCATTTACTACAAATAGTAATATATATGGATATATTGATGAGGCATTAAATAAAAATATAGAATTAAAATATAATAAAGAATTAATTTTTAAAAATATTATAAAAGGAAATTCTTTTATATTAACATCAAATAAAGATAATTATTATTTAGAAAATATTTCAATTGAAAGAGCTATTAATAATATTTCAACTATTAATTATAATAAAAATATAGTTTATATTCCAAATAAAACAATATATTCAGTAGATGTTGAAGTAGGGCAAGAAATATTTATATTAAATCAAACAAATACATTAAATCCTGCTGTATTTTATAAACATAAAATATATAGTTTTTCTACTAAAAATTTATCTACTGATTATTTTGATTTAGTTGATTTAAATGTATTAAATCCAATAAATATTGATACTTCTACTTCATTATTATTAAATAATTATACTAATTTATATTCAATATTAAGTAAAAATAATATTACAACACAATTAAATAATACTTCATTTCTTTCATATATGAATAATAAACATATTATAAAATATAATATAACATTTGATAATTCTAATACTTTATTATTTAACAATTCTACTATTTTACCTACATTATATTCTAATTATATTCATCAATTTTATCAACCAGAAGGATTTTTCATTTTACCTAATTATGATTTATCTTTAATTCAAAAAACACCTAATATTTTAGAAACAGATTATCTAACTATTTCTACTGATACATTTAATATTTCACTTAAAATAAATGATATTATTAAAGTTTCTATACCTTCTACTAGTATTGAATTAACAACAGATAGTAATATATTAAAAATAACTGGAGATAATTTTAAAAATTTACCTGTTACAACAGAAGTTTATTTTACTTCTGATATATATTTTTCTAATTCAGCAATTGATCCTAATGTACCAAAAATATGGAATAAAATAATTAATAAAAATATATTATATAAACCAGCAATTCAAGGTGATGCTAATGGTAATATAAGATTTAAAGGTATTACTTTTACTAAAACTGGAGATTCTGCGATTAATAATATTAATACTGGAAATGGTGCTACTTCTATAAATTCTGTAAGTGCTAATACATATTTAAATAGTATTAATTATAATACTCATAAAATAATGTATATTTATTATAAACCTGTTGTAGTAGATAATTTAAATAATAGTCTTATTTTAAATGGAAAAACATATACCTTACCAAATATAGATTATAAAACATATACTTATAGTGTTTCTGATTCTAATTTAGATATTGAATTATTAAATTTATTAAATAATATTATTTCAACTGATAATTATACATTAATTATTGAAAATGATCGTTATAAATTATCTCATTTAACTACTAATTTTATAATTACTGAAACTAATTTATCTAAATTATTAGGATTTAATTCTTCTAGTTTAAAACAAATTCATTATGGTATAATTCCAAATTTAAATAATATATTTCCTATAAATGATTATTATAAATATTATGGAAAATCTTTAGAATTAGATTATTTTACTTTAGAAACATCTGATTCTAACTCAACTGTTTCTATTGATTTAGAAGATGATAAACATATTAATTTACCTAAAATTGTAGAAGGATTAACTTATACATTTATTATAAATAATTCCGTTATAAATAAAAAATTATTTATTCATTCTACCAGTAGTATATATTATATTAATACTAATCAGAATGGTAATATTTTAGTATTAAAACCTAATTCTACAACTAAAAATTTATATACTGGTACAAGTATTACTATTGCTTGTAATAATGATAAATACTTTATTATTGATATTAAAGGTTTCGATTATGTATTAAATTTATATTCTACTCATGTGTATAATTCTAATAATAATTTATGTAATTTACATTATACCGAAACGGGTATATCAAATATAGATAAATATATCAGTATATATGGTATTCATATTGTTGGATTGAAAGATACTACACATAAATTAGTAAATGAAAAAAAATTCATTCATGTAGCAAAAACATTAGCAAAAATATTAGATTATAATGAAACAAAAACTATTTATGATAATAATATTTTAAATTCAATATTATCACAAAATTCATATATTATATTATATACAAATGATATATCAATAAATACTATTTCTAATACTTATTTTATATCATCTAAACATAATAATAATGTGTATATAAAATATAATGATATTAATACAACATATGATTATACAAAAAAAATATCTGAAATAAATAAATTTGATGTTACTTTAGAAAAAATTATAGAATTATTAATTCATTCATATATATATACTTATCCACATATATTTAATTATTCTTCTCTTAAGGGTACTACTTCATTATTAAATATTTATAAATATATTAGTAATAGTCCTATATTATTTTCATTTACAAGTAATTTAGATACTAATAGTGTATATATAGAAGATACAAGAGTAAATAAAACAGATATAAATATAGTAAATAGATATTATAATTCTTCTAATATATCAAATCTAAATTATTCTATAGGTTCTGATATAACTTTACGTATTGATAATTTAAATATAACATATACAAATTTTGAAATTTCACTTATAAAAGGTACAATAAAAATAATAAATATAGGTAAAGGATATAAAAATAATGACAAAATTAAAATATCTATTGATACAAATGTAGATGTTATTTTAAAATTATCTTCTATTAATATTTCAGATACAAATAATTTATATAATGTTTATAATGCTCATTCTGAAGTTTCTAATAAAAAATTAAATACATATGATATAAATGAATTAATAAATGGTGTAAGTGATGATATAAATATAACAGTAAATGGTGATATTACAATTGATTATGTAAATAGTTTACATGAAACTTCTATGTATTTTAATGATATTTTATATGATAAAACATTAACCTCAAATGACGATATAAATAAATATGTAAGTAAATTATTATTAAGTTTATTAGGATATTATAAAAAACGAAATATAATAAATGAATTTATGACTAAAATAGATTTTAATATAATTACTCCAACATTAGTTAAAAAATTCAATCCTAAATTTGTAGCTATTTATTTTAGTACATCTTTACATAATATTAATAATTTATCTAATATTCATTCTTACAATTTAGATAATATAAATTATATAAAATCTACAGATGCTGAATTAACAGATTTACAATTATCTATATCAGATACTAACACAATTACAGATTATAACTCACTTATTACTACATATCCCTTAATTGATACATATATTTTTGATAATAAATTAGAATTTACATTAATACCTAATAATCAATATTCCACATTTAATACAATAGCTTCTAGTATTAAAGATTTAATAACTACAAATTTACCTATAATTAATGGAACAACTGATAAACCTATAGTAGATATTTCATCAATAAAATCTGAAAATTATTTTGATACAAAAGTAAAAGTAGACTTGAATGTAATTTCTGAATCAGGTATAGTTAAAAAATATATAGTAAATTTAGAAAGAGTAATTGATACAACTGAAATATTTGATATAGAAAAAATATTTATTCATTCTAATAATAAAGAAATTCATAAAACTAATACATTATCTGATAATACAATAATTTATTTCAAATTAGGTGAAGAAAATACATTAAATTTTATATTAAAAAATATATATTCATCAATAAATGAAGTAAAAATTAATGGTATTAATAAACAAGAAAATAATTTAAATACAACAAATAATTATAGTTATTCTTATGCTTTTACACCAAATTATTATAAAACTCAAGTAGAATTTAATGTAAAAACAGAAAAAAATACTATTAAACCCAGTACTAATACTTTTAATAAATTTATACTTCAAAAACTTCCAAATAAAATAGCAACATTAGATAATATAATTATTACAAATGTAAGTAATATAAATAAATTTAATAAAAATAGAAATTATTATTCAAGTATATTAAATAAGGATATAAAATCAGTATTAACTAAAAATATTATAACAAATACTGATAATATTAATAATATATCATTCCATATAAAAAAAACTGATCCATATTCTACTATTCATACTACTATAGAATATATGGATATTGATGGTAAATATATAATATTTAAAGAAACTATAGATGATTTTATAGATAATATATTAACATTAAATAAAAATAGTGGTTCATATAAGAATAATTTCATTAATAAAACTCATAAGTTTTATATTGATTATCCTATAGTTAAATGGGATAATGCTACTGGAGGATTTGAATTAAATATAGTTAATTCTGACGCAGAAGATTTAACATCTAAAAATAATAAGGTTAAGGTAAAAAATATTTCTACAAATGATGATGCTAATTGGTATGGTTCTAATTCTAATTTTAGTACAATAGATACTACTACTGAATATTATGTTAATATAGCAAATACTAATAAACGAATAATACGTTTAGCACCAGCTATTGATTCAACTAATTTTGTTATTCCAAATAATAATCCACCAGATAATACCGATATTGCTTCAAATATGAAATTAACTATAGTCAGTAATCCTATTAAACAAATTCAAAATGATACTAATACAGAATTAATAAATATTCAAAATATATCTAATATTAGAGTTAAAATAAATGTTATTGCCGAAGATAAAATAGTTAAAAATACCTATACTTATATTATTCAAATTTAATAACATTGGATTTTATCGTAAACATAAGAATTTATTGATAAAAGTTTTTCTCACGGTACTTTTTCTGGGAAAATGGCCTTTTTCTTTTTTATTTTTTTTTTTTCAAAAG